TCCAACATAATCATCTAGGTAATTCGACATTTAATTGCTCCCTTGTTGCTACGCTGTGGAGTCCATCCATCAGCTGTTCTTTTAATGAATAGAACTGACCGTCTGGCCAGTTTTGTAAATCAGCAGCGCACTCCAAACAATAAAAGCGCACTTGATTTCTTCTCATCGGACTAGCCGATATGCATTTCCAATAAGCCATTTTCATAGCATTTGAATGCCATTGATTGCCCTTAACTGTTCCCCACTTTTGTTTGCAATAATCGCACCATTGGTCTTTGTTTGTGTTACGCAGTAGGGTCAAAGTCATTCCAATCGGTAAATCGGAGCTGACCCAAGATAGCGGAGTATCCAATGAGATCGACAATCGAATCCTCCCGCATTGGAGATTCCACAAGTCTTGAGAGTTTGACCGCGATAAACACCAATGCCAGTTGAGATGGGTCTCTGAACTGAACACCGAGTATTCTGCAGATGTCGTAAACGCGTAGTAAGTGGTGTCTCGGATCACCATACGCGAACCCTCTTTCCCGTAGGGTCTCGCCAGCAATCTCAATCCACTCACTTAACGAACGGTCGGCTAATTCGTCCATCCTTCAGCCCCCTTTCATAACCTTTACGAAATGATTCATCTTGGCGTTGTTCAGCTTTATATTGCTGATAGAGGATAAAAGCCAATAGGCCATAAATAACTAAATTACTTAACATCGGCGCTCACCCCGTAATTGTCAAGAAAATAGGCTGAGACTTCGGAGTGTGAAAGTCTTCCCCGGAGCTGTTGCTTACCCATCTTCTCCCTAGCGTATCGACGGATGATTGAGCCTTTAACCCAATTTGTCCCATCCGTCCAAGCCCCGGCAGTCGCATCAAAGCGAATTACCGCAACTTTATTTATCATTTTGCTCCCGTTCTGTAAATCCTAAATAGATTTACTAGATAAGGGTAAGCAATCAAATCGATTTAGACAAGTAGCAAGGTGGCGTGTCGGCAATTTAGGAAGCCGACTTCCTTTTGAATCTGCTCAGACCCGGCAAAATCGGTCTTCGTTGGAAGGGTTCTTAAAAGCCATTGTGGAGCCTCTAGAGCCCCTAAGTCGAACTGGTAGACACCTTTGGGCGTAGCGTTGATATAAAGCGTTCTAGACCCCGTTCTAGCCCTTATTTCGGCCAAATAGTCCCATTTCTTGCGTTCTATCATTAACTCGTCGTAGTGGGTTCTACGGCATTTGAGCTCGATATAAGCGTCTGAGGTTATACCGTCGGCTCGGTCGGTCGCTGATAGTGGCGTTAAATCCGGGAATTCGGCCTTTAGCGCCTCGAATAGTTCGACCTCTCGGAAGTAAATTAGATATCTTCCTCGCCGTCTTCCCAACCGATTTTCTTGATTGGGTCAGCCGGATCTACAAACCAGTCCGGCCAAGAATCGCGTTCCATAGCAAAAGCCAAAGCGAAGTCAGCCTTCCAACCAGCTGCTAAAGCTGCGTCGTATATGGCTTTGGATTCGATAAAGCGTTGTTCAAGTTTTGTTGGGAAAGGATTGGCTACTGTGCGCGGCCGACGAACGGCTCGCTTCTTTGGAGTCTTCTTAGCGACGCGTCTTTTTTGTGCCACTCTTTACCCTTTCCGCTAAAGCGATTTCTAGGGTCGATTCTAACTTATCAAGTCGCGAAATCAGCGGAAGGTTCTCGAGTTTTATTATGTAGCGAAGTCCGGCTATTAGTAGGCCAATAGATCCGAGAACGGACGCTACGAAGGCCGCTATGTTATTTGCGTCCATACTGCGGAGAATTCTTGTCTGCCCAACGTAGAGCTGGAGCTGTGATAGCGCCGATTAAAACTGCGTATTCGGGAGCAAAGTCAAGCAAGAACGACACTCCGAGAGTTACGCCGGAAGCGACTACTGCAAGGCAGTAATCCTTAAAAGCCTCTTTGAATTCGGGAGTTTTTATTTTCTCAATTAGCGCTTTCATTTGTCTCCTTCGGGTTGAGCTGAAAAAACGAGCCGTCTTTATCGCCTAAGGTCGTAAAGCTGATGTGAATATGCGAGCGGTGAGGATTTGTGCCTTTGTATTTTCTCCACTTCCATCGAAAAATTGAAGATGCGATTCGACCGTCGTAGATAACGTATTTGATTCGCTTATCTCCGCGTTTACCGCAGAGTCTAATTTGATTGGCGAGTGTATGAGCTTCTTCAGGATGGGCATTGAGGTTGGAATCTATATCTATAGCTCTGACGATTCCGCCTGCTCGAGCATCTGGGATATGATCCGAAACACCTTCAGCGAGATGGCGAGCGTCAGCAACCCAGCCATCGCTACGGCGATCGCGACCCGGATAGTCATCGTCAATCTGCTCCCTTAATTGAACTCCAGCTTTACAAAGTTTGGGCATCTGAATCGGGAAGGCTGTTTGGATATTCGACTTCGGCGTATTCCGGCGCGTTATATTTCTCGCAGACTGCCGTTCCCCAAATATGTGCGCCTTCTTCTGAATCAAACGCACCCACTTCGTCAATCTTCTTTGTGCCGGATTTGAGAATGACTTTGAAGTCATCGGTTACTGTATAAGAAAGTGCCATAATTGCTCCTTAAAATGAAGTAAAGATTCCGTATTGGCTTGCCCAAATAATACCAATCGCACCGACAAAAATCGCCCCTGCGTGTGAATTTATGAACGGAGTTGTAGATCTTGTGATCATAGGGAGTAATTGTCCTGGATAAACTGTTGTTGTGGCGCTAGTCGCAGGAACTAAACTGCCAAAATAACGAGTATTAGAAATGTAAAGTAAATTGTTGTAATAAAAATATGCCCCACTGTAAGCTTGTTCCCCTTGATGGCCATTTGTGTAAGTTGTAGTAGTTCCTAAAGTTGTGCTTGTGCTGTATCTTGAAACATAAGCAGTGCCTTCAATAGTCAAATTTCTTGTGCCATCCCAAGCAATAAAATATACAGAACCAGCGCTTCCTGTTGCTCCAGCAGTCCAAGTTCCTGAAGGCGTTGAAGCGTAAAGATAGTTATTTGTGGAACTGTCTGCGACAACAATCCAATTCGTTCCATTCCAAGCGGCATCGTAATATCTTGCCCCAACTGTAAGAGTTTGGCTCTTTCTTGTCCAAGTAATGCCATCCGTTGAATAAGTTATGCCGCCTGTATTTGTAGAGCCGCCGCCGCCGCCCACCGCAACCCAAACTGAATTGGCATAAGTCACCGCCATAATGTCATTGGTGCTCATATTTGATGTGCGAGCCGTCCAGGTGATTCCGTCCGGTGATGTTGTTATTGTTCCATTTGTGCCAACCGCAACCCATAAACCATTTCCATAACCCACACCAAAAATATCATTTGCTCCAAATCCTGATGTTCTTGAAGTCCAAGTCGTCCCGTTTGTTGAAGTGTAAAGAGTTCCTGAAGATCCAACTGCAACATATAGGCTCGAACCATCGTAAGCAATTTCTTGCATCGTAATTTTGTTTGCTTCTCGATGCGTCCAAGTAAATCCGGTTGCTGGTGTGCTCCACTTTAATCCGGTGCTTTGTGTGCTGTCGGCTGTAAGCACTTGCCCATTTGTTCCAACTGCTAAGCGCGCTGGAGTGTCTGCGGCTGTTGCGGATATGAGATCGCCCTTTGCATCAACAATCGCATTCTGGATTGCGTTGGAATCATCTTGAGCAACCCAAGTAAAATCTAAATCTGTATTGGAGTTCTTACTTAATACCTGTCCAGTCGTTCCGCCTTTAAGATCAACCAAAGCGGTGTCAATATCGGTTCCAAGAGCTGCGATTGCAGTCGCACCATCTTTTACCAAATCTGTCGATTGTGGAATGTCCCAGCCGAAGTTCGGGGTCGTCGTTGCCATTAAGTAGATTCTCCTTTAGCTCACTATTGTAGCGTCTAGCCAAGTCATAGTCTGGTCTATTGTCTGCCAAGTCTCGGTGATTGGAACGTTATTCCAACGGAAGGCTTGGAGAGAATAGGAGATAGGTGAGACATTGAGTTCTAGGGTAAGGCGGTTATAGCCAGCCCTCCAAGTCCAACCTTCGACGAATCCTTGAAATTCGCCTCCCACCATATTGGATGGCAGGTTTTGAATGTTGAGTGGTAGACCCATAAATACCTCAAGCAAGGTGTCTCGGTCTGCGTTGTCAATTTCCGGGCTACCTATCTCAAAAGTTATCCGGCTCATCTCATATTGCGGATAGGCTCTAATCTCAAGATAGAAGGCGGCTTGGGCGTTTGCATCTGATTGATTCTTTAAGGTTGTTGCCACCGAAGCTGCTAATTGACCATATTCGGCAATTGAAGCGGCGTCTGTGTCGGTGACTGAGGAATTGCCTGAGCTTGTGTAACTAATGGTAATCGAGTTGCGAACGTCCCCAGCGCGCTTGATTATGTTAAGGCCCGGGCCAGTCGCGTGATTGCCGTCTAGGTCGACATATCCGTTGGCGGCTAGGTATTCGCCTCGGCGAGTTGAATCGGCATAACCAATCCGGCCTTGTGCGTCTTCGTATAAATAGCCTAGCCCTGAAGTTGCCAAGCCACTTACCACCGAATAGACGTTATTTAAGACGTTATTCTGCGAGTCAAGTTCATAATCGCCCGGTTGGTCGATTTGACCCAATCCGCTATTTTGAGCATTAGCCCAAGTTACTGTTGGGTCATAAGTATTCCAAGTTAAGGAAGCTGAAACTTCGTTCCAAGTGTCAAAGAGAACGCCGGATAGAACTGCGTAAATCTGGTCGCCGTCCATATCGCTTGAGATATTGCCGTCAAATATGGCTCGAGCTAATCGGGCAAGAGCTCCGACGGCTACTATGTTGATTCGCTGGCTTAGGGCTGTTGATCCGGAGTTGGCTACTTCAACGCTGAGGTCGGTAATAAAGCCGCCGAATAAATAAACGTAAGTTCCGTTGGTCTTCTTTACTTCGACGCTTACCGAATCGTTAATCTCAAAATTTACGTTGGATTCGTTAGTCTCTAAAAGGCTGAGATTGCAATAGCCAGCTTGAGGCTGTTCGTAAATATTGGTTCGGCCGCTAGTGATTGTCATCCCGGCTAAGGTCGCAGATGTGACGGTTGACCCGTTGACCTTTACGCGATATTCAGGATTCCAAAGAGTCATAGATTATTTGAATAGAGCGCTGTATCCGCCAGCTTGTCGTCTTTCAACGCTATTCATAGCATCAACTACTGCCCGAGCAAATCCGGTTTCATCTATGACGGAAGGAGCGTTGACGTTGATTGTTATTGCTCGACCAAATCGAGCTTCTTCCGCTGAAGTTGTATTCATTGGAATAGAAGCCGTCTGTAATGATTCGCCGACTCGCTGAAGCATATTAAATTCTTTTTGGATTGGTCGAAGTAGTTCAGCAGCTTTCGACTTGCTAATTTGTCCAGTATCTAACGCGAATTGGATGTCAGAAATACGGCTAGAAGTTGATTGAAGTCGGCTAATTAAATCTTGTGGGGAAGTTACTAAACCTCCGGAAAGTTGAGCAAGATTAACTCCTGGAGCAGGTCCACCAGATGGGGTAAACCCACCGCTTGGCGTGGGGGTCATATTACCCGAAGGCCCATTTGATCCACCTAAAACTGTGCCTGTGCTCATTTGGAAATTTCCAAGAGCGCCAGTTCCGGGAACTCCGTCAACACTAATGTCTTGGCTTTGAAATTGTCGTATTGCTAATCCCATTAAACCAAAAGCAGCCGCTCCGGATAAAGCACCCAAAACGGGGTTTAGTGCAAACATACTTGCAATTCCAGCAGCCATCGCACTAACTCGAAGCGCGTTATAAACACCAATTAAACCTTTAACCAACATAATCGTTGCTTGAACTCCAGCCGCAATTTTAGTGACTGCGAAGATGCCAGCAGCAACCACACCGACGGCAATTAGTTCATCTTTGTAATTAACTATTGTTCTTATTACTGATCTAGTCTTTTCTCCAAAATCTTCCGCTTCTTGTTGCGCTTTATTGAAAGATGAAGATAAAGATTTGTCTCCAGTAAGACCGGCAATAAAAGCATTTAAGCGAGGAACGCCATCATTTAATAACCAATCACCCAAACGCTCAAAGGCTGGAAGTAATGCCGCTCCAACGGCTTCTTTGGCTTCCTGTAAAGCAACTTGAAGTCTTTGAAACTTTACTAGAGCTTCTTCTGATCGCTTTTCGCTGAATTCACCAAAAGTTGAATTTAGGCTTTTATAGATTGCGTCAAAGTCTTTGGACTTAATTAAGTTTTGGTCTATCCCTAAGCCAAGTCGATTTAGTGCTGTGTAATTACCGTCGTAGGCTTTACTAAGAGCGGAAGTAACGGCTTCTAATGGCTTTGATGTTGCAGCCGATAAATCTAAAGCAAGATTAAGAAGAGTTTGAGACTTTTCCGTTGACTCAGTCGATCTGGCTAATCTCTCAAAAGCAGGACGCAATTCATCATCAGTTACTCCGGTAGCAAGTGATGTCTGAGTTATATATTTGCCAACTGAAGCGATTTGCTTTTCTGTGGCGTTAGTGACTGCGCCTAAGGTCTGGGCTAGTCTGTTGGCGGCTTGTTGGTCTTCAGCCGCGGCTTTAGCAAAAGCAACTGAGAACGCTCCTACCGCTGTGCCGATTGCTAGGAAAGACTTTACGACCTTGGCTGAAAGGTCGGTGATTTGTTTTGTGAAAGACTCAGTTCCTTTAGCGCCTTTATTTAGGGAATCAACTAGGTTCTTGGTATCGCCAAGAATCTTGAGCGTTAATGTTCTATCGCCAGCCATTATTTATTCCACTCATCTAATATCTCAGCAAAACGCTTTTGCCACTTAGCCACTAGTTCAGGCTGAATTCTGCGAAGCGTCGGATAGATAAACCATCCTCGCGAACCTCGACCAAGGCGACCCGAATAGCTTGGGAATTGCTTAAATTTATTAGATCCAAACTCAAGACCAGGCCATAGCTTCTGCGTAGTGCCTCCGCCGCTAAAACGTTGTCTAGCGAAGCCAAATCTGATTTCACCGATTTTAGAAGTCTTTGATACTGACGACCCATCGACAACTCGTCGGACTCCGGCTGAGTTCTTTGTTCGGGTATAGCCGTAGGATTTGATTTCTTTGTCGGCAAACTTAGCCAGCTCAAATCCGATTTCTTGCCCGGCTTTTGTGGCTTCCTCATCCATCGCCTTGAACGATTTAAGAATTTGTGACAACTCTTGTTTATCAAAAGCGATTCCTGCTTCTGTCACCCATATTCTCCAAAATCTCGGCGGCGGTTACTATATCGTCTGCGTCATCCCAGTATTGCGTCGGAATTCCTGTTTGGATAGCTAGTTCTACTAGCGTCCTCCTTATACTTCCGACTGGGTGGCTTTTGGGTTTGATTCTCCAGCCGTTACGTCTGC